CCCGCGCGTGCTTCCCAGCGCCCCTCGTCCGATGGCGAGCATCACGGTGCTGAGGTCCTTGCCAGTGGCTGCCGCGATGTTCGCGGCGACGGCGTTTGCCCTGAGTAGGTTCTCCTGATTCTTGAAGAATCGGCTTCCGATTTCTAGTCCATCCCGCACCTGGTCATCGGTGAATCCGAGGCGAGCCATCGCCTTGATCTGCTCTTCAATCTTCGGTGAGAGTTGATCGAGCGCGAAGCCGCGCGCTCGAAGTGCCGCATTGAGCCTGATCGTCTGCTTCTCATCCTCCGCTGCGGCCATCACCGCATTGGCTGCGAAGGCTACGAGTGCTGCACCTGCGGCGAGCGCCGCAGCGCCGATTGCCTTGAACGCTGTGCCAGCGGCACTCTTGAGTTTTCCCATTGCGCCGCCCACCTTGCCCAGAGGCCCAGTCGCGGCGTCCTTCGCCTTGATGACAAAGTTTGCGGAGCGGTCAGCAGCCATCAGCGTTGATTCCCTCTCTTGAACTTCAAGATGGTGGCGCGGAAGGCGCCGTCATTCAGGAACTTCTCCGTGGTCGCAGAGAAGGCTTCCATTGCTCGCTCGATTGTACCCGCCTTCTTGACCGTATCTGAGACGAATGGTCGCGCAGTGACTGGACGCACTGCAACCGATCCTGACTTCGTTCGGCGCACGCCACCACGACCTTCCACGACAAACCAGCCGTAGAAGACGCCAGAGCGTCCACCCTTGATTCCGACCACCGCTCCTGGTTTGTTGAAGCGCACGCCACGAGCCTTGACGTTCTTCGCCAATTTGCCTGGACGCTCGGTGGTTCTGCCCTTAGGTGCCGCCTGCTTCATTGGCTTGAGCATCGTTCGAGCGGCGTTCAGCGCAGCGAAGGACTGCATTCTCTTGAAGCCGCTTGGGTTGCTTGCCTGATAGAACCCGATGCGGAGGTCATCAAAGTTCTTGTCGGTCTTGATTTGCAGAACTAGCGAATCGTTAGCGGCCACGGCTCATCGGCTCCTTTGGCTGTAGGTCGGACATCAGCGCAAGTGTACGAGCGAAGTCCTCAGCCTCCCACTCCAGAACCTCGTGCGGTGGGATGTGGAACTCTTTGGCGATCAGGTGTGCTGCGATCAGCGGGTGCGGCGAGATTGTCCGACCCGCCGCCAGCCGCTGGGCGTCGAGCCTTATCGAGGGGGGAGTGCTGCTACCGCGTCGCTCCACTTGGTGATCGCATCGCTCAGCGCGTCCATTGGTGCATCAAGCACCTCTGTCGCTGGCTCGCCATCTTCGGTCAGGAAGTTGTGCTTGATCACGAGTTTCTGCAGTGCGTTCAGTGCGCGCTCGGCGCTCCCGCTCTGCAACTCAATAAAGACGCGAGCAGGGACGCCCTCTGCCTTCATCGTGGCTGTCCAGCCGTCAAACGGCGCGGACAAGGTGATCTCTACGGTGCGGAACTGTGGCTTGCTCTGGCTCATCTAGCCTCCTCCTCTGCTACTAGGTTGAACTTACGGCAACGCCGCCAAGTCGCTGTTCACGACGATGCGAAGGCTCTTCGCGCTCACCGTGTCGTAGACCAGCGTGCCAGTCACGGCCATCGTCGTCAGCCCATCTTCAGCGCCAGCCATCTGCTGCACTTCGGTTGGGACGATCATCGCCATAATGTGCGCGCTGTAGGTGCCGTTGCTCCACGAGAGTCGCACGCCCTTCGGCGTTGCCGCCTTGTATGCGTCGTACCACGTGCTCACTGCGGAAGCGGTCGAGGAGACCGTCATCGTCAGCGTGCCGCTGAATGGGTTGCTCTCAGCGTGTGTGCTGAACACGGTCGTGCCTGCAAGGTACGCCTGGCGCGTGATGCCTGCGTTGAACTCCAGTGAGAAGTCGAGCAGGTACTCGTATGCCGTGCCATCAGCCGTCCCTGGGAAGGTCGAGCCGTGCTGGAAGGCGTTCCAGAGGCGTCCAGCCATAAACGGCGAGGTCGGCGTGCCTTCGGCAAGCGTCGCGCTGTTCTTGGCGATCTGCTGCGCGAAGAGCGAGGCTCTCAAGTTCGTCAGTCCGCTGCGGTCTGCCGCAATGGTGATTGACTCAGCGAGGCAATAGTTGGCGACATACTGCTGAAGCCCATCGGTGGCGACGAGCGAGTACGAGGTTGGCGAGTTCGCCGCCGTCATTGAGTAGTCGTAGTCCCACTCGTATGGCGCAGTCGTGCCCGAAGGCGTATCGGTGCGTGTCATTGAGAGCCAGAGCGGAAGTTCACCGACGCTCACTGCAGGAACGGTGGCGCTGAGTGTTGGCTCAACAGAGACGATCGTGCCAGTGGAGCCGATAAGCGGGTTGCGGAGTGCAACGGATCGCTCGGTGCCGAGTTCAATCGTTGTGCCTTCAGAGATGACGCCAGTTGGCGTGACGAGCAACTTGCGGCCACCGCTGGTCAGCGTTGGGATAGTGCCTGGCGTCGCCTCCTTGAAGGCGACCAACTTGCTGAACAGTACGTTCCCTGCGGATGCGGCTGGCATTAGTCGTTCTCCTTGTCTTCAGCCGCAGTCGCGGCACGCTTGGCGATTCCTGCTGCGATCCAAGCCTCTGCCTGAACCACAGGTGCGCTGATGATACTACCGTCTGCAGGCAGACCAGCCACGAACTCTCCCTGTGGGATTGAGCCTGGCACGAACTGCACGTCAATGTGGCTGATGACTGGATAGCTCAGAGGCTTCTTTAGGTCAGGCACTGGTTGCGATTGCCTCCACGCTTGAGACTTCAACCGTCGCGGTGATCGTCAGGAACTCCGCGTCGCCCCACGTGTCTGTGCCGATGCTTGTGGAGGTCACGCTTGCCTGCGCCACGGCGTCTGTGCCATCGAGGGTCACGCCGTCAATGAGGCTGTCGCGCAGCCAGGTTCGCCAGGTCATCAGGTCCGCATACTTGCGGCCGAGGTCAGCCTGCGGTTGGATGTAGATGATCACGTTCAGCGTCAGCGTCACTTGGCGATTGCTCGCGCCGTAGCCGATGGAGTCATCGCCTGGGATGATCACCGCCGCTGGGACCACTGCGAGATTGTCAGGTGGGAATGCGTGAACGGTGCGGAGTACGTAGCCAGTAGGTGGCGTCTTCGCGGTCAGGTGCGCGGCGAGTCCAGCGATGATCGTTCGGTCGTTGAAACTCATCGAGCCAGACCTTCGCGCCTTCGGTATGCCTCAAGCAACACCTGGGCCTCAGGGTGAAGCGCGCGTGTCTGGCGCAAGATGCCGCCGAGATCTTGACTGCCGATCACGCCGAACGGCGAGGTGCGGCTGGACCAGACTGCGCCCGCCTGAATGATTGCCGCTTGCTTCACTGCGCTCGGCACTGCGGGCCATCCGAAGACGCCGACCACCTTCACGCCGCGATAGACGTCGCGTGGGAAGTTGCGCGGCCACGTGACCGAGACGTCAATCTCGTTGTACGGCCAGCCGTCCAGTGCTGCGTTGCCTGGCGCGAGGTTGTAGTCGGTGCCTGCGGTCCACGTTGTCTCGTAAGTGCCGTTGGCATCGTCGTCTGTCGTCAGCGTCGTGACGCTCACGAGGTCATCCACGAGGACGTACTGGTAGTCCGTTGCTGTGTAGTAGCGCGTCTCGGTCGCGGTGCCGAATCCGTTCTTGCGGTCGGTGTAGAGGTCAATCAGTGCGTCGGTTGCATCGAGCACTGACTGGAGCGCGCTGTCGTCCGTCGTATCGGCAGTGCCGATTCCGATTGCGCTCTTGAACTCTGCGAGGGTTGCGTATGACATTAGATGCCTCCGACTGACAGGACGGTCAGGATTTGACCATCGTTCTCGGCGATAGCATAGAGCGTCTGTCGCTCCATTAGCCGAATGGTGACGTGTTCGCCCTTGCGTAGCACAAAGCCATTGGCAAGAGTCAGGTCCGCAGCGCCGATCAACACGTCCTTCGAGTTGTTGGCGAGCGCGTGCAAGTGAATCTCGGTTCCAGCGACGCGACCCTCAACGACGCTCGCCGCTGCGGTCCCCACGCTCATCTGCCTAGACGCCAGATACTGACTCACTCGTCTTCTCCCTTTTCCCGCCATTTGACAGGCGTTCGCTTGGTGGTGGCTGTATTGCCCCACCTAACCACAATGGCGCGCTCTACGTGGCTCGTAGGTGCCTCTGCGTTGATTCTAGGCGCACCCTTCGCAGCCAGTTTCTTGATCTTGTGCCAGATGTTCATTCTGCCCTCCCTCTAATGCGATCGGGGTGCCGAGCCGAAGCCCAGCACCCCGCCGCTCAACCTAGTTGCCTACTGACTAGGAAACGTTGGCTGACTTGTACGACTTGACGGCGCTTGCCTGAGCAAGGCCAGTCGCGCCACGGACTTCCACCTTGTAGGAGATGAGGCCGAGGTTCCACGCGAACTCGCGGGAAACTTCAACGCGGACTCCACCAACGAGGACCGTGTAGATCTGTCCGAGGTCACCGAACAGGATTGCGCCTGCGGTGTCATCGGTCAGGTCAATGAGTGCTGCGCTATAGATCGGCGCTCCGAGGAGTCGATCAGGAGCGTTCGCATCACCTGGTCGGAAGATTGGCTGTCCAGCCGTATCCACGAGACCAGTCACAACGCCGAGCGTTGTGTCGTTCATCAACCAACCAGCCTTTGGTGCGCGTCGGTACGCCTGGTTCACAGACGCCTTCAGCTTCGCAAGGTCGGTGAAGGTTGGGTTCACTG